GTTTCAAAACGTGATGAAGATGCTATTGGCTACTTAGATCGTAATGTTAAGTTTGTATATCAGGAACTTCCGCACTGGATGCATGAAATATTTGGTGATCCGCGCAGTGCGTCTACTCGTGAGTTCGAACCGCCTAAGGCGTATAATGAACACAAGATTGAGTTTTTCCAAGGTTCAACTATTAAATCACTGACAAGTTCAAAAGACACTCTGCGCTCAAACTCAGCATCATTGGTTATTATCGATGAGGCGGCGTTTATTTCCGAAATGCAGGCTATGTGGACTGCCGGTCAGCCGACTTTGATGCATGGTGGTCGTGTCATTGTTATTTCTACGACCAACGGTAAGGGCAACTGGTATCATAACACTTGGGAAGATGGTATAGCCGGGACCAATGATTTTACCACGATTGAAATTCCGTGGTGGCATATGGACTGGGTCATTGAATTTGCTGATGATATTGATAGCAGCAAAGTACGCATCGCTCCATGTGATGGTATTAGAAAAACTCAGACCAAAGAAGAGAAGCTTAGGTATGGACCATATTGGAGTCCATGGCTTGAACAACAATATCGTGAACTTCAAGAGAAGGGTGAGGCTTGGAAGTTCAATCAGGAAATTTTAATGGAGTTTATTGGTGCAGGTAATACTGTACTAAACCAGGAAGCTCTTATTAAGGTCGAAAATGATGTTGATAACAATTACAAAATAAGAACTAAACCCGTCATATATGCTAATGATAATGCCAATATAGCTAACACTATATTGGACTTTCAGCAACGTTTGTGGATTTGGGAATTGCCTGTTAGGCGCACCCCAGATGTAGTTGATAATGGTAAGATTATAAGGCCAGGTAACCCAGGCCATAGATATGTTCTTGGTGCTGATATATCATCTGGTGAAGCTACTGACTTTTCTGCTATTGAGATTATTGATGTGACTACCAAAAGGCAGGTAGCGGAGCTTCAAATTAAATGTGAAACATCAGAGTTTGCTAAGATGATAGATTATCTTGGCAGGTTATATAACAATGCTTTAGCAGTGGTTGAAAATAATGGCATTGGCAAGCCAGTGGCCCAGGATTTGAAGAGCATATATTTTTATCCGAATTTATTTTATCGCAGACTGCCATCCGGCAAGAAGGATAAGAAAGTAGGATTCCCAACTACACCAGCTTCTAAGCCAGATATTGTTAAAGCATTGACTGACTATATTGGTACTGAAGATGGTGTGTTGTTTAAGTCAGCTAGACTTGTCAAAGAAGCCAACGCCTATATTCATCTAGGTGGCGGTAGGTTTGGCAATGAGCCTGGAACTAACAATAACGATGACTTGGTTATCGCTGCTGGGCTTGCATTGATAGGTATTTTAGAAGCAATGCAGACCCCAGAAGGGTTGATACCTACATCATCCAGACATGTTGATTCTCACTTTGAAGAGAAGATTGATCTCACAATGGATGAAGTCTTGAAAAAGGGCGGACGCGAGTTGATGTATCCTATAATTATGAGGGATGATCCAACTCCAGTGGTAACAGCAGAACAAGAGATGCAGGCATTTATGTCTCAGTTAGGTGGTGGTATTACATTAGATCAGCAAAAGAGAAACATGGCTGCAAGCAGGCCAAAAATAAATTATTTTTCAAATTGATCTGATGTCTCAAGGTAAATATACAACATGAGTTTCGTGCTATGGGATAAAATTAGGTTACTAGCAAAACGCGGTAATATCTATGGCCACGAGAACTTGCTTCAGAATCAGCCTGATATTGGTAAAGTATTTCCTAATGGTCAGACTACCTTAGATCTAACTGATCCTAATTTCTTAATAGATCAGACGAATGTTCAGATTAACAGGCTTGAAAGATATAAAGATTATGATCAAATGGATGAAGTCGGTGAAATTACGCTGGCTTTGGACATGTATGCTGATGAAGCGTCATTGAGAGATCCTGAGCGTAATCACTCAGTATTCGTCAAGACCAGCAGCATCAGGCTCAAAGAAGAAATTGAAGAATTCTTATACGATACGCTTAACATCGATGCGATGATAAGACCGATCACCAGATATTTATGTAAGTATGGTGACTTTCCGTCAGAGATTGTCCCAACTCAGAACAGAGATGGTGTTGCTAGTATTAGACCAATGCAAGTCTACAACTTTACTAGGGTTGAGACCAAATATGGTGATTTGGTAGGCTTTTTCTATCAGGAAGATGGGGCAGAACCACAATATTACCATCCGTGGCAGGTATGCCATATGCGGCTGTCGTCGTTTGAACAAGTGTTCCACCCTTATGGTAGAAGCTTGCTTGACGGTGCTAGGCGTGACTTCCGTAGGCTGCGCCTCATGGAGGATGCAGCATTAGTTTATCGTTTAGTACGTGCACCAGAGAAACGCTTGTTTAAGGTGCCGGTCGGCAATCTACCTCCTAAAGAGCGAGAGCAGTATATTCAGATTATTGCTCGTAGGTTCAAGAAGCATAAATTCATCGATCCTACTACCGGCGCTTTAAATGAGCAATATGCCCCTCATATTCAAGATGATGACTTCTGGGTCCCAGTAACCGCTGATGGCAATGGTGTAGAAGTTGAGACTCTGCAGGGTGCTGAAAATCTTGATGCCATTGCTGACATTGAATATTTTAAGAAGAAAATGGTTTCGGCCCTTAAGATTCCATTCCACAGGGTGGGCATTGGCGAAGCTGAAGGCGATCCTGGCAAGTCTATTGCATCACAGTCTCCAGAGTTTTCCAAAGCAGTGCAATGGGTTCAGGATCAGGTATGTGTTGGTATTAAGAAAGTTGTACTGTGCCACTTAATTTTAAAAGACTATCCTGTTGACTCACTGAAGAACTTCGAAATTGGAATGACTTCTGCTAGTGCAATTGACGAATTGTATAGAATTGAGACTTGGGCTAGCCGTGTTGATATTATGGGTGGTCTAAAAGAACTTGGGATGTTCCCAGATGAATGGATTGTTGAATCATTTACTAATATCACTAAAGATGAACTTGATTTGATGCAGAAGACCCAGGAGCTTAAAGCTGCCGAGGGTGGTGAGGCTGCCGAGGGTGGTGAGGCTGCCGAGGGTGGTGAAGAAGGTGGTGGAGAAGACTTTTTTGAAAACAAGAAGATTAGTGGTCTCATAACTGAAGTTCTGCGCAATGAAGTTTCAGATCTTAAGAATAGGATAATTGACGAAAAATATAAATATAACAACCACACTAGCGTCCAAAAAATGATTAATGAAAACGAATTTGACGGCATTGATGGATCAGACAATACTAAGAGTGATCCTGATATGCATGACGCCAAAAATATAGTTGAAAAGGTTCTCCGAGAGGATCTAGACTTTGAGTCGTCATTAGAGGATAGTGATGATTAACAACCTAATCCAGAAGCACACTTAACGCAAAAATACTTTAAATTAGGGGATTTTTAGATGGCAAATCAGAAACTCGTTACTGCGCCTAAAGTCACTATGGACGCAAGGAAGTTTTTGGCCAGCATTAACAAAGGTTATGGTGGTCAGATAAGCCTTGTTGAGAGTAAACTTGCTCGTCTAGGGCAAGAACTCGATAAGTCTTTACGTTTAGTGTCGCACAATCACAATAGCATCATGTTTGAAGACACTGGTGCTAATGTGTACTACAGGGCAGACGTCAAGCGCAGCAATCGCTCATTCCAGATTGAGAATATTCAGGAACTAAGCATTGTTGATAAAGAAAAGCCAGAGATTTTTGGCAGTGCTTGCAAAGACCTGATTAATGCTATCGAAGAATCAGTATCAGAGGGTGGCAATGATGAAGCTGCCGATCGCATTCTTAACAGGATGCTGAGCGGTCACTGCTCACCTTATGCTGTTCCTTATTCCGGAGTGGCTAGTACTCGTGATGGCGGTTCGCACGCCATTAGTGTTGCTGCTGATGGAATTTCTGAATCAGTGATGCCAGAGGTGATTCGAACTCTGAAGGAAGCTGTTAAGAGTTCAAGCGTTACAATTAGTGAAGGCACCATTACTATTGGTGAGGAATCTGCTAAGCTTCCGATTTCTGAGCTTACGAGAAAGCAGGTTGTTGCACGCAAAATGCGTGCTGTTGCTGAGAGCGCATATAAGAGCAGCAACTTCCGCAGATTGCTTAAGAGCGTTGCTGCTCATATCTCTAATCATGAGATGAAAGAAGCTATTAAACTCAGCAAGGACTTCTTCGCTGAAGAGCAAGAGTTCTGTCTGCTCGATAAGCGCGGTATGGTAACTCTGGTCGAAAATTCGATGTACAGCCAGGGTGTCTGGAACTACCATGTTATCAAGAATACCGCGATGTTGCTTTGGGAAACCAATTGCCACATCAACAAGAAGGACATTCTTGAGCAATGGGACACTGCTGCCGTTAAGACTGGCGTCAAGGCACTGACAGAGAATGTTGACATTCTCAAGGATGCCGCCACCAAATCTCCAAAGGTATTCTCTGATACTTATGATAAGTTCCTAGAACAGGTTTTCACTGAGGATTACTCCACTCGTACTGTCAAGGCCCAGGCATACTTGAATATGCTCAAGATGCTGAACAATGTTGTTGATGGTTCTGATGCAGATGCTGCTGTTAAGGGCTCTGTAGACGATCTGATTGTTCGTCTTGAGAGTGATGTTAACAATGTTGATGACGCTACTCTGTTTGAGGTTGAAGATCTGCTCGCTAATGTGA